CCATTATTCATATTACGATATTCTTATAATCGCTTGAGTATCGTTTGCATCAGGGAACTGAATTGTAAAAGTTCCTGCTGTTGCTGTTTTATCTCCTCCAAAGTCTAATACTGCAACTGAAGAGTCTGAGTTTGATGTGTTGTAAATCAAAGCTCCTCTTGCAGTTAAAGTAACTCCAGTAAATGATAAGTCATTGAAATCAACAAAAGCTGTTGTTCCATTTACCGATACTAATGCGTTCACTAAAGTTCCACCACCTTGAGCGTACTGACCAGTATCAGGAACTTGTCCTGCTGTACTGTCTCCAGTGTATGAAGTTGTATCTGCACCAATAGTTGCAGTGTTATCGTATAACGCTAGTTTAAAAACGTTTCCTGCTGATGTGCTAAAGTTATTTTGCCCTAATAGAATGTCTTCTTTAAAGCTATTGCATATTGCGTTTGTTGTAATTGCCATTTTATATTCTCCTTAATTAATTTTTATGGTGACGGAGATTCCACTTTAATTCTAGGAACCCCTTGGTCATACTCACTTCTACGTCTTCTGCCCATTTGTTGGACTGCAAAAGCTTGCATACTTACATCATACTTGCTTTTGTATAGATTGTACATATCCATAGGTCCCTTTAAATAAGAAAAACATTGAGTAAGTACACCGTATAACAATAAACCGTCTTGATATTGAGCTAAAAAAGTATTATTTGTCGAAGTAAAATGAGGTGGATCAATTATGTAATTTAGTTGACAAAGATAGGTATTGTCTGGAGTAGGTGCAACTAAAAATACATTTTCGCTCCAATTTGCATAGTATTTAGGTAATCCTGTAGCTCCAGATCCATTGTATTCAGTAATAAAACTTGTATCTTTTTTTTGTAAAAAAGTTCTTGTTCCTGAAGCGTCGGTTGAATTAAAAACCTGTAAGGATCTGATAATTAATTCATCGCTTGGTCTATTTAAATATCTTTGTCCTGTTATAAAGTTAGCTGTAGCGTATTTTCGTAAGTCATCATAATCAACTTGACCTGCTACCTCTAATTCAGTTTGTCTGATAAACTGATCAATCAATGTATCGGATAGTACATTTGAGTCTACTTCCGTATAACTTCTTACCTGTGTTAAAAAATTACTATAACTTATCGCCATTATGATATTCCTATTGTTACTTGTCCTGTGTAAGCAAAAACTTCTCTAGCTCTTGATTGTGCTTCTGGATCTGTTGGTATCATACCATTAGATTGAAAAACAAAATCACCTGGTAATGATAAACTAACATAAGCCGCTCCGCCACCCCCAGAATTTTCTGTAAACGTTTGTGGTCTTGCGTTTTGTAATCCTTGTGGATCTGCTTTATGATGTTTTCTTCTAATTTGAGGATGTTTAGGTTCGTATTCAGAAATATGTACTAACGAACCATTCCATTCCTTTACCATTTCTGTATAGGGAAACGCTTGTCCTGAACGGTCTGATATTGCCTTAGACCTAGATCCTCTTGCGAAAGTCATTATACACCGTCCCCAAAATAAGTTTGAGGAGAAATATAAACAGATGATCTAGAGCCATCTTCATCTAGAGCTCGCATTAGTTCGTCCTCATATAATTGTTTTAAAATAGGTACGCGATCTGGAGCTTTTACATGTGCTAAATAAAAAGCTAATCCAGAACACATACAAGGTAAAAATCTGTAAACAACATCTGGATCATTAGTATAAGATCCAGCATCTTCAATTCTGTTAATCGTATAATATTTTAGATAAGTATAAGTATTTAAATCAGGTGTTTGATATAAATATATTACAGGAGTTCGTTGTCTATCCACGTAATACTGTGATGGCTGACCTTGAGAACCTTTATTTGGTAACGCAGAGTATGCTGATCTATCAATTTTAGATAAAGCAATATCATTGGTAGATGTTGTAGGAGTTCCTGATGAACTAGAAATATATGCTTCTAAAACATCGCTTGCTGCAGCATCCACGGAATAATTTGCTTGACCTGTAACTAATGCTACTTGATTTAATTCAACCTTCCAAAGATTCAAACCTCTGTTTCCCCACTCCGAAAATAATATATTTAATTTTCTTCTTGCAGATCTAAGATCATATCCAGAATTTGTTTGAACACCACATCTTTCATAAGCTTCTTCGATAACCTCATCAATACTTAAATTAAAAGACGTAGTTCCTGAAGTTGCCATATTATTCCTCTAATAATTTTTTAACTTGTTGTTGGTAGTTACTATCAGCAAAACCACCTGTTCCTACATAAGTGTCTTCTTGGTTAATGGTTGAGTATTTATTCATTCCTCCTTTGTTAAAACGAAATGTTTTGGAAAAACCAATTCTATAATCTTTACCCATTGGAGTGTCTGAGTAACTTCCTTCAAATTTTCCTATGTCACTTTCAAAACTTCCTGTAATTCCTTTTCTTGTCATTTTTTGTGTAGGGTAAAATTCAGATTCAGTTGTTTCTTTTTGAATATATGGATTAATAACACCTCTTCCAAAATCAAATTCTTTACCTATTTCAACACCTCCTCTTTGAATAGATGTTGTACTAAAGTCATCTGAAAATTGTTCAGTTGAAACTTGAGGAGTTACCGTTAAAGCTCCAGATTGCATTTTTTTTATTTTAGTTTTTACATTCATAGGTTTAGGGCCAGTATTTGGGACTGATCGTTTGCGTTTGACAGCAGAGGCCTTTTCTGACTTTGTCATCTGTGTGGCCTTTGCAAGTGGAACACATTTTGGGTACTTTCTTTCCGAAGAGCTGGCGGATTTTCTTCCACACTCTTGGTAAGAACCATTTTTCTTCTTCGCTCCAATATCTACCCATTTTTCGTTGAACCATTTTTTTAATCCTTTACTCATCTACCTTAAATTTAGTGGTATCCGCTTCTTTCAGCTTCATACCCTTTCCTCCAGTTTTTTTAAATTTCTCTCTTACCTTTTCTTTTGCAACTTGAGAAGCTTTAATATCCACTTTAACCATGGACGGTTGTTTACCTAACATACGGACACCTTTTCTTCCGTATTGAGATAATAATAATCTACCTAAAGCACTTAACATTAAAATACTCCTTTAAATTTTGTTCCTCTAATAGCTGCACCAGACCCTCTCATCATACCACCGTTTTGCATTTGTTGTGGTCCAGCTTTTAACTGAGCTTGAGCTCTTTCTCTTTTTTCTTGTTCAGATTTTTCATCTGCTTTTTTTTGAAATTTATCAGCAGCAAGTCTTGGAAGTAATCCCATGGATCCAGCAATATCTCTAGCTCCTTGAGATCTTTCTAAAACATTTTTAGCCATCATAATTCCTAAAACAGCTTTCACTGGTTTTTGTTTGTCAGGTTTTCCAAAAGGTGTATGATATTCATGTCTCATTGCAAATTCTTTATCTGTTTCCGTTGGCTGTCTAACAGCTCTACCTGTATAAGCAGACATAACTTTACCACCGCCTTTCATTTTTTTAGGACCCCAATCCTTACGTTTGACACCAGAAGGATCTTTAGCTTTTCCAGCACAAATCTTTGAAGCATATGCATTAGCATACGCACTTGGGTATACCTTAAATTTACTTTTAGCCGCAGCTTTACCACGAGCACACAATTTCGTCATTTAATCCTCCTGCTTTGTAGCGGCCGCTTTGAGAGTGACAATTCTCTCCTTTTTGCGGTTGTACAACTTCTTTGAATTTACCACTTTTGGAGCAAATAGTCTATGACTTAGGCTTTTTGCGAAGTGGTTTCTTTTTGGTGTTTTTTCTCGCGCCACGTAGTTGTCCTTCAACTTGTTTACGCATTTGTGATCTACCTATTACCATGGTCTATACCTCGTTTTGTTGTTATCATCTTTATACGCTATTAAATTTTGTTTTCTATTATTATCACCATTATAAGATACATGAACCCAACCTGAGTCTGGTTCACCATCTTTGTAAAACTCTAATATTAATTGATCATACTCTAGGTTGTGTCTAATCCATCCCGCAAGCTCTTTATTATCAATGCCTGGGACTTCTATATCTGCTGCCTTACCCTCGGTATGCTGTGAAGTAATAGAACTACCTATTGCAACACATACTTCCGCAGATCTATATCCAGAAGACACAATAACTGGTTTATCAAAATTAGAACGAATAGGTTGTAATACATTCATGCACAATTCTTTTAAATTATCTATTTGACCAGGAGATGGATTATTAGGAATTCCCCTCCGTTCAGCTGTTTGTGATTTTGTTAATTCTGATAAATTAAAATTTGCAGAAAGTTTCATGATATATATTTAAAAGGATTACAATTATTTATTGTCTCATTTAAATTTTTATCAACTTTATTACATTTACAATCTTTTAACAAGAGACAGAAACCCTTATAAACCCAGTAAATACAATACTTCATTTTTTTAACTTGGATAATGCTTCTGCTATCGTGTCTAATTTATTAGGGTATTTTTCTTTGTTTGTACAACTCGTTGCCATTAAAAAACAAAAAATAATAATAACCCATAAAACAGGTATGGTGTATTTTGGTTTTAATTTCATTAATGCTCCTCAATTTTTTCTATTCGTTTAATTCCATGTTGATCCACATATACTTTTGCTTTCACAACAGAACATTGTACATAAGAATTACCACTATCATTATGTCGTTCTATTTTTCTTTTGGTCTTTAGACACTCCGATAGCGATTTTTTGTGCGAATGTTCTATCATTTTATCATTTAAAAATAAACATAAAGCTACAACCATTTCTATCATTAATGCTTACCGTTGCCATTAGAAAATTTAATATCTCTTGTTGCATCTTTTAACCGCTCTACGTCTTTTTTTAATTTTTCAATTTCTTTATCAAATTGTTTTAACATCACACCTGTGTGAATATTTTCTTCTAACAATTTACCGTGTTTTTCTACTTGTTTCGTTAAATATTCAATTAACATAAACTGTTCTTGATCAATTGGTTTTTGTTTAGATGCTTCTAACAAATCTTGTTCAAATAATTTATTTTTAGTTTCAAGGTTATTAATTCGTTCAATCACTCCAAAATAACCATACACTCCTAATGCTACGGTACCTACAATAGCAAGTAAGTTTCTAATAGGTAAAGCTATGTTTGTTTTGTCGTTTATTTTCATAATTATTTTCCTCCCCAGTCATGATCATCGTCATTTATGGTGCAGTTATTATATTCCTTTTGATTTTTGTTTTCTACTTCATAGAAATAATTATCTGAATCTTCTGTTGTAAAATTTGAATCTTCTACTGACCATTCAGTAGTTTGGACAGAATAGTCTGGCCAATTGTTTTTAACAGTATAATTAGAAGCATGCCAAAGAATACGATTATTAGGCTGAATAGCATAATTACCGTTGTCAAGTTCCAAAACATGTCCACACTTATGTTCTTGAGGTATTTCACTATGTTCCGTGTTGAGAATATTATTATCTGGATGAGCCCAATCAATGGTGAATAAATACGATCCGTGATAAAATTTTTTATCTTTTCCAAGATACTTACCTTTGATTCCGTTTAAAAAATCAAACTGATGAACACTAGGATAATAACTAAAGCAATCCCACAATTCCAAGGAGTCAAGCGACATATCGGGCACTTCGGCTCTGTCATACGATTTTTGGAAAAACGCGCTGATAGGCAATCGATAAAAAACGGCACCATTCGGTAGCATCGCATGAAATAAGACTGCACGCCCTGGAATGCTTGCCATACCAAAGATAACAGCATCTTCGCTTTCTCCATGATGTTGTTTAAGGTCATATAGATATTCCTTTCTTATTTGACAATAAATAGTTGGTGTATTTGCGTTTAAGTAGGTTGCCATTCAACATAAATCAATTTAGCATTTCCATCTTCTACGAGCTTGCCTTAATCTTGAATTAGGATCCTTCGCAGCTTTTGGAAACATTTTCATTTGTCCAGCAGACCTAGCACAAAAAGATTTTCTTCTTGCAGCACGTTTTGGACCTGGGTTATTTTCTGTAACTGCTGTCTTTAATTTACTTCCAGGATTTTTTCTTCTGTAAGCCATGACACCTGCTTGTGTCATACCTGCGCCAGCTTTTGTAGATCTAAAGTTTTTTTTATTTCTTGGTGGCATACCACCGTCTTTAAATCCCAAAAGCTGAGCAGTATAATTATCCATTTTGGCCAGTTAAACCTGGTGCGTTGTATACATCAGTAAATAATGTAAACGCAGTTAAATTAGTCTTTGTTTTAATATAAACACCTGCTGGAAATAAAATTCCATCTTCAGGTAAATTTAAACTAATTACATCACCATTAGATACGTCGATAGCAAGTAAAGTTGTTCCAGAGTTTGAAGTAGTGGTTAATTCTAAAAAACCATCTCCTCCACCACTTGAAGCAATAGAAATTGCACGAACTCTAATGGGACCAGCAATAACAGCTGTAGCACCAGCGGTAGCGTCTGTTCTAGTTGCTTGAATGTCGCTTTTCATTCCCATTTTAATCTCCTAAGTTTGTGGCTCCCGAAGGAGCCACTATTTATTTATTAACTTAAATTATTGTTCTGTACGTAAGATACAACAATTCTAGCAGCACCTTGCGTCGCAGCAGTTCCTGATGCAATATACTTCGCAGCAAGTTTTACATCTGATGTTCCAGTGTCTGTCCAGTTGTTTACTAAAGCAGTATCACCTAATGCAGCATCACCCGCAGTTCCTACCGCAGCATTGTCTACATAAAGATCAGAGTT